GTCCTGGCAGACAATGGTGTGAGACAGGGATCATTCCTGGCACTGAAAGTCTTGGCAGAAGATAGTAAGTTGAAGAGGAAATTACCACAGAATGTGATCCTCAACATTGATGCCATGGTGAAGAACGGTGACCCCACTGAGTCAGATGTAGAAGTGGCACACAAGTGGTGGTGGGAACTGGCAGAGATGTATTATAATGATGCCATAGAACACTGGACCGAACCCAAGCACCGTAGTGGCATCGTTGGTATCGCAAGTCTCATATGTCAGATCGCACTTCGCAAGATCTCCAATGATGGAGACCTGGTGTACCGCGACGTGATTCAGAACTTCGTGATGCAAGAGGTGACCTACTACAAGTTCGGCACCAACGCAGGGATGCCTGTCTTTTACATGGAAAACCATTTGAAGAACAACCTCAAACCAAATGATGAGTATCACCTAAGAGAGAAGTCATCCATCGGCAACCCTTATCGTGATAAAGTCGGAGTCCAACCATGAGCAAGAATACACACCTAGAACACCTCGAAGACGACATCTTCAATCAAGGATATGCTGGTGCTGAGAACTCCCTCAACTTCCTGGAATCCCTCAGGGATATGCTAAGCACAGGTAGTGGTGGTAGCAGCACTAAGGTTACAGTCAAGTGGGACGGTGCTCCTGCAATCATCTGTGGTATTGATCCTGAGACTGATTTGTTCTTTGTTGGAACCAAGTCTGTCTTCGCTAAGACTGAACCTAAGATCTGTTACTCACATGAAGAGATTGACCTGTGGTATGCAGGCACTGGTGTGCATCCTAAGTTGATCGCTGCCTACGATTACCTGTCTAAACTCCCTATCACTGGTGTACTCCAAGGTGACTTGCTCTACACAGAGACACCACCTGAGACTACTATGGGTGGCAAGAGGTGCTACAAGTTTCGTCCTAACACCATCACATACTGTGTGGAGAAGGGTACAGAAATGGGTGACAAGGTTGCTAAGAGCAAGTTAGGAATTGTATTCCACACCCGATACAACGGACCTACCATCAGTTCGATGGCAAGTAGTTTTGGTGTTGATGTGTCTGGTATGCAAGGTGTTTCTGATGTAGCAGTATTCTCTGCTGAGTTCCAGAACGTTAATGGTATGGCAAACCTTTCTCCCAGTGAGAAGATCAAACTGAACAACACTCTTCGTGTTGCTAGAAGGAATCTGCTCCGCTCTCGTCCATTCCTGAACGTCATTGGTGGTGGCACCAAGACCATGGACTACTCTGCTATGTTCAAGATCTACTTCAACCAAGTCATCAAGTCTGGTAGGATGCCTACCACTTCTCAGCAGATGGCAATCGGGTACAAGAAGTTCGTGACTGACCGTTACAACAAAGAAATCGATAAGAAGAAGACTGAAAAGGCAAAGAAAGACTGGACCAAAAGGAGAGACGAGTCTATCAAATACCTAAATAGTAATCAGAGTGCTATTTTCGCTACTTTGTCTGGATTCACTAACCTGATTGCAGCAAAGGAAATGATCATAAATAAACTCAAACGTATTGAGGGTATCGGTACGTTTCTAGAAGATGAGAAAGGTTACAAGGTCACGAGTCCAGAAGGATTCGTCGCTATCAAGGATGGCACAGCAGTCAAACTTGTTGATCGACTTGAATTCTCTCGTGCAAACTTCACCGTAGCAAAAGATTGGGGCAAATGAGATTTCGTCAGTTCATCATCGAAGCAGCACAAGCCGCTGCTAAGAAGACGACAGCAAAACCAAAGAAGAATGAAGTCGTAGACAAGCATGTCGCGATCACATTCGGTAGGTTCAATCCACCCCATGCTGGTCATGGTAAGTTGCTGGATGCCGTGAAGTCTCATGCTGGTGACTCAGGTAACTATCGCATCTACCCATCTCGTTCTCAGGACCACAAGAAGAATCCTCTACACCCTGAGCAGAAGATTCAACACATGCGTGGTATGTTCAAGCATCATGCTGATGCTATTCAGAACTCGGAACAACATAGAAACATCTTTGACATCCTTCGTGATCTGCATGACGAAGGTCATGAGCATGTCACCATGGTGGTTGGTGATGACAGAGTAAAAGAATTCGAGAACCTAACTCAGAAGTATAACGGTAAGCACTACGACTTTAAGAGTATCAACATCAAGAGTGCTGGTGCTCGTGATCCTAACAGTGAGGATCCTATTGAGAAGTTGTCTGCTTCTGCTATGAGAAAGCACGCTCAGTCAGGAGACCACGACTCATTCCATAGTGGCACTGGTGGGTACAAGAAGTCTAAGGAGATGATGCAGCATGTCCTCGATGGCATGACACCTCCTAAGAAACCAGCAAAGACAAAAGCAAAAGAGAAGGCGGCAGCAGTCAAGGAATCTGTTTGGGAGTATGCTCCTAAACTTGACTTTGAATCCTTCCGTGACTACTACATGCTCGACCACATCTTCAAGGTCGGTGCAATCGTAGAGCATGATGACACTGGTATCCGTGGATCTGTTGTCCACAAGGGTACTAACTACGTTGTGTTCAAAGACGAGTGGGGCGACGAGCATCGTGCTTGGTTGCAACACGTTAGTGAAGTGAATGAAGATGCTGATACCACAAAGGATCAGACAAATTATTCTGCCGATGATGGTAGCGGTAACGACTGGAAAGTTGGCACTGATAAATATAGAATGGCGGTGCAGGCAATGACGCCTGGACAAGCAACAAAGAAGTTTTCTGAATTCAGAAAGAATTTCAAGAATAAATAGTTCTATCACTTTAATTAGACTGATGCTAGACATTAAAGTATCTGCCGCCCTCATGGGTTTCACGCAGAGCGAGCAAAGAAAGATCCTCGATGCCGTATATGGTGGCGATACCGTTTCTACTGAGCGCCTGAGTGAAGCAGTAAAGGTGGTCACACAGATCATTGAAGACCATGAAGAGGTGGTAGAGGGTTACGCTGGTTTCCCTATCGAGAAGGAACTGATCCAGAAGAATAAGGAGAGGTTCAAAGACGATAGGAACATCGGCAGAGTGATCTCCCAAGGAGGTCAGTCAATGGTTATCACTGGATTGAAGAGCGACGGTCGTTACCAGGTCGTCGGTAAGAAAGGTGAGAAGACCGCTAAGGCACCCGAAGATATTGGTCTCAATATGCAACGTGAGCATATTGACATCGATGATCTGCATCAGCAGATGGTGGAAGGAATGAAGCAAGCACGTAAGAACGTGGGCGCTTCTACTTGCTGGGATGGTTACAAAGCAAAAGGAACCAAGAAGAAAGGCGGCAAGGAAGTTCCTAACTGTGTCAAGGAAGAAGAGATCCAAGAGAAGAAAAAAGATTGCGTCAAGGCAGAGAAGAAGACCATGCACAACTGTGCTAAGAAGGTCTGCTCTGAGCAGTGGGGTGTTGGAGAGTGTGTCTTCGGACAGCACGCTGTCCCCGATGCTGAGGGATTCGTTGCCTGGTATGACGTTCTGTTTGAGCATGGCATCGAAAAGGGTGTAGATGTCTCGACACTGGAAGTCTTGGAAGAAGGTTCTCACGGCGAGCACGTTGAGCACGAAGGTCAGAAACTGGACGAACTCTACAAGGGTAAGCACGGTCAGTCTGAGAAAGAGTATCAGGACGGTCGCTCTGATGGCGGCAAGATGATCTCTGGCGACTCCAAGCACAGTGGTGCAGCATACTCACACCGCTCCTACAAGGGAGTTGGTAAACCTGCTAAACCAGGTGAGCGTCAGAAGCACCAAGGCAAGATGGACAAAGGCACCAAAGCTGATCTTGCTTATCGTAAAGCAAACCTCAAAAAAGAAGAGGTAGAGCAGGAGACTATCGAAGAGAAGAAGAAAGGTCTCTGGGCAAACATCCATGCCAAGCGTAAGCGTGGTGAGCGTCCTGCTAAACCAGGCGAAAAGGATTATCCTAAGACCCTCAACATCGAAGACATCCTTCATGACTGGGATGATGAGGAACTGGATACCATCTCCTTTGAGGAGTTGGAAGCGATCTGTGTTGAGGCACTCGAAGAACTCGATGCAGACGTGTTGACTGAGGCACTTGACATCATCGATGGCATGGAACTCCTCTCTGAGGACTACTATGACTCTGCTGTTAAGGCGTCTAAGGCAGCAAGCAAGACCCCTGCTGCTAGGGCAGGTCGTGCTAACCTCCGTAAGGAGAAGATGAAGGCAGCACTTAAATCTGCTGGGTCTGCTGTCAAGAAAGGTTTGAAGACTGCTGGTAAGGCAGCGGCAAAGGGTGCTGGTTACGCTGCTGGTGCTACTGTTCGCGCTGCTAAGGCAGGTGCTTCTGAGTTCAAGAAAGGTTATGATCGTGGACGTGCAGGATCCAAAGGATCCTCAGGGGGTTCAAGTTCCACGTCTACCGTTTCTGGTGACTCAACCCGTTCTAGTTCCAGTGGTGGATCTAGCAGCGGTGGATCAGGTGAATCCCGTGTACGTCTCCGTGATAGAATCAAGTCGGGTATCAAGAGAGTTGTCGGTGGTGCTGCCCGTGCAGTGTCCCGTGGTTCTAGAAACCTGGCAAGACGCATGTCCGAAGAGCGTTATTCCTGGCGTAAAGAAATGGGAATGGACGAATGAAACCTGACCAAAACAAAGAGGTGACTACCACTAAAAAGAAAGGTAACGTCATCATCAACCCTAAGAAAGAAGATCTCATGTCTGAATCACTAAGAAAGAAAATTCAATCCGAGGTGGAGGCACTACGAGAATCCGCCAAGAAGAAAGCAAAGCACATCAAAGCAGCCAAGGCGGGTAAGCGTTGGCAAGACTCCGATGGTGATGGTAAGTGGTACGAACCTGGCGAAGATGTTCGCAAGGAAGAGACCGAAGTTGCCGAAGGTGCATGTGCTCCCTCTGTTGATGACTCTGCTGCTAAGGAGAAAGCAAAAGAGCGCATGAAGCAGAAGATGATGCAGATGACGAAAGACTTTGATGCTAAGCGTCAAGGACGCCAAGCAAAATGAACGAGGAACTAGCACACCTCAAACAAAAGCGCGAACACGAAGATCGTGATAACCGTATGAAGTACGGTAAACGTTACAAGGAAATCGTCGCTGCTAAAAAGAAGGAGAAAGAGAAGTCCACTCTTACAAAGAAAGGGGTCCGCGCACTACATAAAGGTCAGTGGGGTTACATGAAGGATCGTAAATTCACTCCTGATTGACTATATAGAGTAGACCCATTTGAGTATCAAACCATGCTTGCATTTCTACTCCCCCTCGCATCAAAAATCATCAAGGATGCCGTCGCAAAGATTCCCGACGACGCTGAACTTGGTGAGAAACTGATCGACATCTGTCTTGTTGTTCTTGGTAAAGCAGTGAAACTTACTAAGACTGACATGGACGACAAACTTCTAGAAACGGTCAAGGCAGCAATCGCTTCCCGCGACTGATTTCATAGGGGACTAAGGTCCCCTTTTTTTATAAATATAAAAAGGAACACAACAATCCGTAGGGAGAACAATGGCAATTTTCGGAAAAATTGATGCCGCAACCTTCTCGAACAACGTC